AAAAGATTGAACGGAGAAACAAGCAACTTATCACTCGAATTTTTCAGAAAGGATATTAATTAATGTCATACCAAATACATCCGTTTCTGGCTGCCGAAGCTGGAGTAGTACAATCAAAACAACAATACGAACAACATCCAATGTTGAATGTTGAAATGCAACCAGAAGCGCAAGCTCCTGAACAATGGCCTGTCATGGAAAGAGTAAATCCCGATGTTCCCGTTGATGAAGTTCAAGTTCAACAACAAGAACAAGCCCCAGTAGAACAACAAGTTGTGGCTGAACAACCCTATTCCGCGGCCCCCTTACAACAAGTTCAACAAGAAGACCCTAAGCAAAGGGACTGGAGAATTGTTCGTCAAAGAGCTGAAGAAGCTAAGCAACTAGCTCGAGAAAAAGAAGCAATAGAACGCGAACGAGACTTTTATCGCCAGCAGGCGCTTAATGCTCAGCAACCAAGACAGCAAACTCAAGAAGAAGAGTATCAAACAGAAACAGAGCGTAGACTTGCCGCACGAATGAAGGAACTTGAAGAACAAGCCAATCGTCAAGCCCAACAACTTGCTGCTGCTACAAACCAATCTCGTGTTGATAACGCTAAGGCCAGACTCGCTATAGATTATCCAGATTATAATCAGGTATTAACCGATGAAAACATCGATAGACTTAAATACGAGCATCCTGCTCTTTATAATGCTGCGATCTCTTCTAATGACCCATATGCGGTTGGTGCGGCGGCATATGAGTTTGTAGTTGCAAAAAATATATATCAAAAACCTAAGAATACTTTACAGCAAATGACTCAAGGATCCGCTTCCAGAAACGCGGCTAAACCGCGCAACGCAGCGACCATATCTCCGCAATCATATGGTGATAGTCCAATCCGTAATGCTTCTACCTTTATGAGTCCATCTATGAGTTCCGATGAAGAGAAGAAGAATCTTTATCGTGAGATGCTTATTGCCACGGGTAGAGGATGATATGTTTGATATGTTTGAAGAAAGGGATAGTGAATCATTCTGCAACCACAAGTATGATCCTGAGTGTAATAGATGCGTTATCAATTTGATAATAACTCAAGATGAGATGAACACCGAACTTCCCCAAGAAGTCATAGATATGAATAATCTCTATGAAGATTGAATTTGAACCAGGAGCCGTGACGCGTTGTCACGGTTTCCCCCTTTAAAAAATATTATTTGCCTACGAAAATTTTCCCTTATAGCCTGGAAATGAGTTGTAAATGTGGATAGTCACTCACCACAAAAATTCTTAAGGGTTGTAAATCGAGGAACTCACCCATCCTAATCAGGCTGTAAGTTCTAAGTCTCGCCGAGCTTAAAGTTAATGTTTCTATACATACTTTAAGGACAAACCATGTCTATAACAACTACCTCAAGTCTGCCGTCACCAATACAGACGCAGTTTAATAAGAAGATATTGGCGACCCCAGTTTCTAATTTCATCTTCTCTATTCCAGCAATGAAGATGCAAATGTCCAGAAACGGTGGTACGTCTGAAAGATGGAGACGTTATAATCCGTTGGCTGCTTCAATGGTTCCATTGGGAAATTCAGGTATTACGCCACCTCCACAAAATCTTACTGCAGTCGATAAATTCTATTTGAAATTAAATGTCGACTATAAATCTTCTCTGATTGACTTGGAAACCCTTGTAATGGGCAACAGGGCGCAAGCGGCTTTTGCTGTAGCGTGAACGACTAAGTGAGAAGACCCGCAAGGGATGCGATAGTCTGAACTCTGTGGGAACATAGAGAGGGATCTCCGAAGAGGGAACCCCGCCTAGAAATAGGTCACAAAAGTAACAGAATGATCGATGCAAAGATGAGTTTCTTTGGAACTTACTTAGCAATTAACGAGCAAGTAACCTTACAGAATAATGACCCTGTATTGAATCAAGCAGCAATCCGTTTGGGTGTTTCTCTTCGTGAAACTGAAGATAGACTCACATCAGACATGTTAGCGTCAACAGCAGGTTTCATTAACTGCGTTGGTGGATTCAATGGTGACGTTCCAACAGAACTTACTCGTTCTGACGTGGATACAGCTGTTACAACCCTTATGGCAGCGAACGCACTTTCTATAATGGATCAGATCGAAGGCGCCGATAAGTTTGGCACCGGGCCAATTCGTAGAAGTTTCTTTGGTTTAACTAACGTTGATATGTGCGGATCACGCGGTCTAGACGGCGTTCAGGGATTCATACACCAAGCTAATTATCCAAATAACCGTAACGTACTTGACTCTGAGTGGGGATCCATTGGTTCGGTAAGATACCTTGTATCGGCAATCGCGCCAACCATCTTGAATGGTTCTTCTGGTGCTCAAACCGTATACCAAAACTTCATCATTGGTATGGAATCTTACGGAATCGTTTCTCAAGACGGTTACACAAGTACCTTCGTTTATCGTCCAGCAATCTATTCTGGCCCATTGGCTCAAAATATCACTGTTGGTTGGAAAGCAGCGCTCTGTCCAAAATTGTTTAATGACCAATGGTTATTGAACGAACGCTGCACATTAGCTTAAAGGAGAAAACATGGACGGAACTATACTAGGACAAGGATCCTTTACCGCATCGGGAGTATCAAACCCAAACCCTGGGAATGCTACCGTAGCTGCGGGTATCCCTGTAAATATTCAAGTACCATCAGCTGCTGACTGGGTTAAGGTTTATGACTACACTCAATCTGGCGTTGTTGGTAACTCTGGTGCTTATTTAAACGGTACTGCTAACGCAAATACCGCAATTGAATGGTACTGGCAACGTGGCATGCCAGCTGGTCAAGCAATAGTTAAATACTATGCTAACGCTGGTGCTGCCGTAACTGGTGACTTACTCCTTTCTGGTGGATTCACTATTTATGATCCAACTGGTATCCAAGCAGGTTCTTTACCACCTGTAGGTAACCCAGTTGTAACCTCTGCTTCAACCAACGCTGTGCGTCCTGTGGTTTCTACTGCAAACACTGCTGGTTTAACTGTAGGTTCAGTTGTTCGCTTGAGCAATACCGCTCAAACCGACGTAAACGGTATCGACTTTGTAGTTGGTGCTGTGGTTAATAATACTTCATTCACCTTGCTGACTGCTTCTAACCCATTAGCTACCGCTCCAGGCGCTATCGGTGGTGCAGGATTCTATCGAGTAATTAATACAAACCCATTGTATTATCCAGCAAGACGTACTGTGGTAAATATTACTCAGTCTGCTACTGCTGCAACCGTATCGACTTCTGTTGAACACTCATTGACCGTTGGTCAAGCAGTTCGCTTCAGAATTCCAGCTGCTGCGGGAATGATTCAGTTGAATACTACTGCTGCAAATCAGTACATGTACTCAACCGTAACTTCCGTAGTTGATGCGTATAACTTCGTGATTGATACCAATACGGCTTCATTCACCGCGTTCACCTGGCCAACAATTGTACAAATGCCAAGTTCATTCCCTATTGTGGAACCAATTGGTGAAAATACTGCAACTTCATTGGCTTCAAATACAGCCCAAGTACCTCTTTATAAAGGTCTACCTATTAACAATGCTAACACTCAAGTCTATGCAGATTCGACTGTTAACACTGGATACTACGGTATGACTCTTGGTTCAGGTGGTCTTGGTCAAATACTTGCTGCTACAAACTTAGTAGGGCCTTCTGGTTCTGTTGCTTGGTCTTCAGGCAACGTTGCTACTGGTGACACTATGTACTGGGTATCAGGTAAAGCTGATTTCGGTGGACTTTAATAGTTAATGATTAATCTGGGGGGCGCGATCCGAGTCTCGCCTCCCATATCTCGGAGAAGAAAAATTATGTCAGAAGAAATAAAATTACCTGCTGAATCTGTTAATGCAACCCCAACCAAAAAACGTTCACCACGGGCTAAAAAATCAGCTCCCTCAGTTGCTGAAGTAGTTCCTGCTCCCGTTGCAGCAGTTCAGGCAGTTCCTAAGGATATACCTGTTTATATCTCACCACGTGAACAATGGCGCAGAGACACTGCGGCTAAAGTAGCTAAAGAGAGAGCGTACAAGTCTCAATTAGTTACGGGAAAGTTCATTTTCAATGAATGCCCAGGTGGTGAACTTAAATTTCCTTACTTGGAATATCCAGGTGATCAGAAAGTTAACTATACATTCAAACATGATGGTATCTACACAATTCCACTAGGTGTTGCTATGCATCTTAATGATAACTGCTCATACCCTGAATATCACCACAATATGGATCAAGGTAAATCAGTCAACGCAGCTGCAATTTACATCACAACCAAAGTGCATCGTACGAGCTTCATACCTTTGAGCTTTACGGCTACTCCAGGTGTTGGTGATTTTTCAGCACAAACTCCCGTTCGAGTAACTGCTGTTGATCCTCGTGATAATAGATATCAGTTGAATATGGATGCCATGGGAAGATAAGGAATACACTATGTGCGCTGTCGCTTGTTACGCTAATCCACGACCTACATACCAACCTGCAATGAGAATTGTTACTGCTATATCTCAATCTAATCCTGCGGTAGTAACTACTTCTTTTGCTCATCAATATACCAGTGGGTTAATTGTTCGATTAGATATACCCCTAGAAAATGGGATGCAACAAATATCGGGTGTTCCGTCTCCTTATGTGACGTACCCCATTACTGTAACAAGCGCAACCACATTTACGGTTCCTGTTGATAGCACTAACTTTCAGGCATTCGTTAACAATGTCTGCACACCAGTAGTTCCTGTGGGAGAAATAAACTCACAAATCACTAATGCGACAAGGAACGTTCTTCCTTATAGCGCCACTTAAATGAGGAGTTAATTATGGCTACGTACCCTACAGCCGCCCCAGGCAACAATCTGTTGGCGATTCAACAAAAAGTTCGCAGGTTGACACGAAAGCCTTCAGAAGCTCAGCTAACTACTGACGATTTGAATAACTACATCAACACATTCGTGATGTATGACTTTCCAGAACATCTGCGCACCTTCCAACTAAGACAGCCATTCAGTTTTTGGTGTAATCCATTACAAGACACATATTTTACCGATATTCAGTCTTTTGGTGGGGCAACAAATGCTGGATTGCAAACATTATATAACTTTCAAAACCTTTATCTGAATATCCATCAACCCGTTTATGTTGCTGGCTATCAAGTGTTTTTTACCCAGAGCAGAGAAGAATTTTATAATAGCTACCCAATAAATAATTATATTCAGTCCATTGGTGTAACAGGAGACGGTGCTACAGTATCATTTACTGGTTTCGTTCAGTTTGGTGGAACAGGAAATAATTCATTCAATGGTATAAGTAACCAACAAATGTCTCTCCTTAAAGGGAATGTGTTGTTCGATTCTGTTGATGTGAATGGTAATGGTTTATCCCTTGTTGATATACCTGTTCTTGATGCAACTACGGGTATACAGACAATTTATGGAAACTTATACGTACCAGGAACGCAACCTACGACACCATCAGCTCCGCCAGTGGGATATCCAATTCAACCACCTTTGGCTTCAGTTCCGTATTTAACCAATGGCGTTAATCAAACAAATTACATCAATTATTCGACTGGCCAGTACGTTATTACATTCCCAACAGCACCAGCAGCTGGAGAACAAATTAACTCCCAAACGGTACCAACTATACCTTCTAGACCTTTTGCTATGTTGTATTACAACAATACAATAACAATTCGTCCAGTACCCGATCAGCCATACCAAGTTAACTTTGAAGTTGATGCTCGACCAACCCAATTATTCCAAGAAACTTCAGTTCCTCAACTGCAAGAATTATGGCAGTACATTGCTTATGGCGCTGCAAAAAAAATATTCGAAGATCAGCAAGACATGGAATCAGTTCAAGCAATCATGCCTGAATTTGATCAACAAGAACGCATGTGTTTGCGAAGAACTCTTAATCAGATAGCTAACCAAAGAACCGCAACCATCTACAGTGTTACCAGTAATAATAATGGTGGCATCAATCAAGGATGGGGCTATGGAGGAACATTCTAATGCCATTTTTAAGTAATATTCCACAAGCAACAGATCAGTTATCCATATCCCAAGGTGATTTGCTTAATAACTTTGGGATTTTGGGTGCAATAGCAGGTAATGCTAATGCAAACTCAGCAAGTTTAAATGCTACTGTAGGATTCAATTTCGTAAACTTTGCCAATCAAGGTGCCGATCCAAGTACAGGTGCAGGTCAAATTGCTCTTTATGCAAAGACAGTAGGTGGTAACGTTGATTTATTTTTAAGAAATCAATCTAACGGAACAACCATAGACTTGTCTTTAGGAGGACAAGCTGCCGTTATAGGTAATGGCGGATATCAAAAGTTCCCAAGCGGTTTTATTTTTCAGTGGGATTTCCATAATAATGCGGTTAATGGATTAAATACCTTTAATTTTCCCTTGGCTTTCCCTAATGCGGCTATTCAGTTTGGAGTAACAACTCAATCGAATACTGCAGCTGATACGAATACATTTGTTCGTACAGGATCAATATTATCTCCTTCCCAATATACCGTTTGGGCATCACAAAGAACTTCTACCAATCCACTTGTAGGCTTTGCACAATTTACCTTGTGGGCAATAGGTAACTAAGGAGTTAACAATGGCATTTGATAAATTCCTTATAGCACCATTAAACTCGGGTTTAATGACCAATACCAAGTCATGGCAGATAATGGATGATGCCTTTGATTATCTCCAGAATGCTTATGTGTTTAGAGGACGATTACGCAAAAGATTTGGATCCCAATTAATGGGGACAAGCCCATTGCAGTCCCGTTTAAGAATTAATATTGGAACTACCAATGCAATTACAGGTAACTTGGGAGCAACTAATCTTCCAGGCGCAAATCCCGCTTTGGCTGTAGGTCAGATATTTTCAGTAGGGAATGTTATTTTTACGGTAAATGTTTTGGGAAACGTCGACACTTTGTCGACAGATTCCACTATAACAGGACATATAAATAATGGTGTAAATCCCAATACCTTTTCCATAACAGGTAATGGATTGACTAATCTTGGATTGGTTGTTTATTGGTATCCTTCGTTGCCTGTAATGGGAATTGATCAGTACGAAATAGGGGCAATTAATAACCATCCTACATATGCATTCGATACTCAGTTTGCTTATCTCTTCTCAGGGGGAGCGTGGACACGTTCAGGAAACGCACTGTGGAAAGGAAACAATACTAATTATTTCTGGGTTAACAACTGGCAGAGCGTTGCGGGAACACATGCTATGTTCGTAACCAACTTCCATGTAACTAATTACACGGGAGCAGGAACCGCACAAGATGACCCAATATGGTATACCCTTGATGGAAATACCTGGGTTGCCATGTCGCAAGGTGCTAATGGTATTTATTTCTTGCCAAACGGCGGGGCTCCCCAAACAGGGCCATTTGTTGAAACGGCTCGAATTATTGTTGCTTTTAAGGATCGTTTATTACTTATTAATACCGTAGAAAATAATGGTGCAGGTGATGGTATTTCCACGTTTGGTACCAATACACAGTATAAAAATAGAGTACGATGGTGCTTCAATGGTTCTCCCTTAGCGGTTAATGCTTGGTATGAACCAAACCAACAGGACAATGTTCCCAATGTTGCCGCGGGAGCAGGATATTTAGATGCTACTACTGAAGAAGCAGCCGTATCAGCCGAATTCATAAAGGATAGATTGATCGTTTACTTCGAACGAAGTACTTGGGAATTGGCTTACACAGGTAACGAGGTTCTTCCTTTCACTTGGCAAAAATTAAATACTGAACTGGGTTCTCAATCTACCTTCAGTACGGTTCCATTCGACAGAGACATATTAACAATTGGTAACACGGGCGTTAATGGTTGTAATGGATCAAATGTCCGTCGGATAGATGAAAAAATACCAGACGAGATATTCTATTTTGAGACAAAAAATAATGCTACTTTAAGAACGTGTGGTATCAGAGATTACTATACTGAATTGGTTTACTGGTCATACTGTTCAGATCTAGAGCAAGCAACCCAAGTATTCCCTAACAAGGTATTGGTATATAACTATGCTAATGACTCGTGGGCTATCAATGATGATTGCTTCACCACTTTTGGGTATTTTGAACAGCAAACTGATATGACATGGGAATCTTCAGCTCCAATTACCTGGGAACGTGCACAATGGGCATGGAATAGTAACGTTATTCAAGCAAACTCACGACAAATTCTTGGTGGTACCCCTGAAGGATTTATACTGAAGTTGAACGTTGAAGAGAACAGAAATGCTCCTTCAATGTACATAACTGATATGGTATTTGCGAATGATGGTACGGGTAAAATAACTCTTACAATCGTGAACCATAATCTTGATCCAATGCCAACACAAGTTGATTACGATGGTGACTTCATATTGATTGAGAATGTTGTTGGTGATCCAGCGGTTGAGGCATTCCTTAATGGGAATATTTTTAAGGTTGATAGAACATTCCCTGCCGCATCTCCAAATGAAATAGTTATCTATTCTTCTCTTGATGAAGGCGATTACCAAGGTGGTGGAACAGCTGCTCGTGTAAGTAACGTCCAGATTGACACCAAGGCGTTCAACCCATATGCATCTAAAGATAATAATGTATACGTAGGAAAGGTTGATTTTGCTGTCCAAAAGACAGGACAAGTTAACAATGGCATAGTGACGGGCGGTGGAGAAATAACCGTTGATTACTATACTTCGTATGCATCGGTATCCATGATAAGTGCTGGATTTGCTACTAATTCTATTTCAGGAAATAATATTTTGGAGACGTCTCCTTATAACCCTACGCTGTATCCCTTAGAGCAATATTCATCATTATTATGGCATCCGATATATTTCCAATCTTCAGGTGAATTCATCCAGTTATCTATGTACTTTAGCTTGAATCAGATGTTAAACCCTCGAATTGCTTTATGTGCTTTTGAGATGCAAGGATTCTGCTTATACACCCAAAGAGTTGGAAGGATGCAATAATGGCACAATCTACCCAGTATGGGGTATTTGTTCCTACCAGTTATGTATGGGAAGTAGAGCAGATACAGAAATCTAATCTACAACCTGAGATAAAGGAATTACTTGTACGGCTTTATCAAAACATTAATCAGATGTCCTTGGCTTTAAACATCAAGGACACTGGACAATATGCGAGATCCGAGTTCGTAACAGGGGAACAATATTTCAGCAACCCCGCAAATAATTCATCAACGGTTGCCAATCCCGCTTTAAGGCAAGTATATCGAAAGGTAATCTATTACCCAACGGCATTACCCAATACGGGAACTGCTACTATTGCTCATGGAATTATTTGTAGTTCAAAAACTTCATTGGTTGGCCTTGAGGCATATTCAACTGATCCAACGGGGTTTAATTATATTCAGATACCTTACGCAAGTCCCACACTGGCGAGCAATATTCAGCTTCGAATGGATAATACCAATGTTTATATAACTACTGGTTCCAATCGAACAAATTTTACACTAACGTATATTGTGATCCGTTATTTACAAAGTTAAAGGAGCTATGATGGCATATTCGAACCAACAAAACCAACTATTCCAACCATTCCAGATTGGGAACAATGGTCTTCAAACTATTAAACCCAGAACTGGAGCGGGTAATTTTTTCCTTGGCGAGCAAGAACAATTCCAAAATACTCCTACTCAAACTCCTCAAGCAATGAGCTATCTTGAACAACTATTATCACAATCTTCTGAAGGTTTAAGAAATCCCTATGCGGGATTTGATCCAATTGCTCAAGATGCAACCAGGGACTTTAATACTCAAACAATTCCTGGTATTGCTGAAAGATTTACTGCTCTGGGTGGTGGTCAACGATCCTCTGCCTTTCAGGGTGCTCTGGGAAGTGCTGGTTCAGGATTGGCTCAAAAACTCGCTGCTATGAAAGCTGAATACGGATTAAAGAATAGAGATTCATTATTGCGCCAAGGACAATTGGGATTAACTCCACAATTTGAAACTCAATACAAAGAACGTGGCACTGGATTCTTGGAGAATTTACTTTCTCAACTACTAGGTCCAGGATTATCGGGTGCTGCTGGTGCATATGGAAAATCATTAGGGCAATTTGCAGGGAATAAATCATTTGGTAATCAAGCACAGCAAGGACAACAAGGTTCTAGTGATTTGGCTTCTCTCATAACAAAAATATTACCTCTACTTGTTTAAGGATAAAATATGCCAATACAACAATTAAAAAATAATAGTCTTGGTGGATCTCTTGGACGAGTAGCAGGTCAAGGATTAGGCGGTGGGTTAAGTTCTCTTCTTGAAGGTCTAGCTGAAGGTAAGTTACAAAAGATGCAGTCCCAACATAAGATAAATGAACTACGAGAAGCATTTCCTGATATTCCAGAAGGGGCTTTAAGCTTTCTTGCTAATAAATCTGAGAAGGAACAATTGGAATATCTTCAAAGCATTGGAGAATATGCCCGTAACAATCCAGAACCAGAGTTCGGTCTTAATAGTGTTACCCCAGAACAAAAAGAGCAACTGAGGGCATATTTATCTTCGCCACAGGCAATGCAAGAAAGAACCCAAGAAGAAATTGATAAGTTAAATAGATTTATCAATCCCGTTCAACCTGGTGATCAAAAAATGTCTGGTCTTAATAGTATTTTGTCAGCTGGCGATGGAAACTCCCCAGAACCACGGGGACAATATTCATCAACTGGTGGTGTAATGCCTAAGCAAGGAAGAGGACTTGAAGGACAACCTGCTCCTATGGAAAATATGAGTCTTGCCCAATCAAAACCCCGAGGATTATCTTTAGGATCTTTAGGGAAAACTAAAAGGGAATCTCAGCTTGCTCGGGAACGTTTGGAACTTCAAAGAGCTGCTGAAGAACGACGTGCTCAAGGAACTCCTTTCCAAAGAGAAAAGTTTGAACACCAAAAAGATAAAGAATCAAGACTATCTGGACGGGCAGAAGAAAAGTTCAATGAAGATATATCTGAAAAGACAAGAAAGTATCTTGATCCATATAATACGCAAGCTCGAGCATCTGAAAATAATATTCGGGATTATCGTCTTCTTTCGGATCTTGCTCGAAAAGGTGAACTACGTACTGGTAACAGAGCACAGCTTATGTCAAAACTCGGATTAGGTGACTTTAATAGAAACACTGATACCGAAATTGCATCAAAATTAGTGGCTCGCCTCGGTCAAAATGCCAGTTCAGCATTCGGCCCAGGTACTCGATTGACTAACTTCCTCGAGCAGACTTATCAAAGATCTCTTCCAACATTGTTCAATACTGCTGAAGGTATCATTGCCATATCAAAACTTGCTGAAAAGATCGAAGAAGCATCCGTTTTGGTTCCTCATAGAATTAGAGAAGAAATAATTGAGGAAAATGACGGACGAGTTCCTTGGAATATCGATAAGTTGGTTAAGCAAAGAGCAGAACCAGAAGTCGACAAACTTGAAAAAGAAGCTTTTGATATAGCTTCAAAATCAGCTGGTTCAAATAGTAAGAGATTTGCCGATCTTCCTCCTGCTTCTGAGCACAAAGGTAAAAAGATCAGAGACACAAAGACAGGTAAAATTGTTGAAAGTGATGGCCAAGAATGGGTTGAGGTGAAGAAATGAGATACGAATTCATAGAAGATGAAGTTCCACAAGAAGAAACTGCTCCAGCGTATCTTGCCAGGGGTGCCGCTAGAACCTTAGCTCGTGGTGCAGAATCTGTTGCTGGATTACCTGGAGATGTAGGAAACCTTGGATTGTCTTTGGCTAACTATGGTTATAACAAAGTAACAGGAAAAGAAAGCCCTTTGCCAAAGGAAATACCGTATCTTCCTACTTCTCAAGATATCCGTGAAAAGGGAACCAAGAAACTCACTGGTGAATATTTAGAACCCCAAAGCGAAGGTGAGAAGTTTTACGATGATATCATTGGTGATGCTTCAACTATATTGCTTCCTCTAAAAGGGAAAGTTCCATTCGCCAAATCAGCTTTACGTGCTTTAGGTCAATCTGCTGTTGGTAATGCTTCTAAATGGGCTACTGAATCGGTAACAGGTTCCCCTACATTGGGAACTGCTGCAAAGATTGGTTCAATGCTTCTTGCAGGAACAGCAGGAACCAGAAATCAAGTTAACAATCTTAAAAAGACAAGTTACGACGATGCCTTTAAGGCTTTACCTGAAGGTCAATTAGCTAACTTTGGCCATCAAGAACAAGAAATTAATAAACTCATCAAGCAGATTAAGCGCGGTGACAACCCAGATAAGAAATTCCTCCTAGAACGATTGGAATCTTTCAACCCATTAGTTTCCAAGGCAAGCCCAGGAAAACCAGTTTCTACGGGAATTTTAGATGCCAGTGGTAACCCTTTAACAAAACTTACTAAGGTAACTAAGGGTGGAGAGGGTTCTGTTCAAGAAATGATCAACCTTAAACAGGGATGGAATGATCATCTTAGAGATAAAAATCTTTCAACTACCTCAAGGAATATCATCAAAAAGGCTGTAGGGATTGTTAACGATGGAATAGCCAGTTACGGAAAAAAGAATAAAGCATTTTTTGAACCGTATAAAGTTGGGGAAGAACTTACAAATGCTCTTAACAGTACCAATATGGTTCAGGATTTCTTATCAAAACATCCAGTGTTACAAAGGACTGCTAGTAATCCAATAGTGAAACACATTCTCTTTTATGGAACTGGTCATGCTGCTCTTAATACACCACTTCCACAAGTTGCCGCAGCTGCTGGTGCTGTTGGTACAGGTGCCGCTGCTGCTAAAGAAACTGCACGGGCATATCAGTTAATTATGAAGAGTCCAATAGCAAGAAAGTACTATAAAGAAGCAGTTGAAGCTTCCTTGAAGGAAAATGTGGGTGCCGCAGCAAAAAGTATCAACAAACTCAACAGAGTTGCGGATGACTTTAAGTTTGAAGAACCAGAAGGTCGTTATGAGTTCGTTGATTGATTGGTATCTACAATTGCATAGTAATCAGCTGAAAATCGTATCCATTGACCTTTAGCAAAGTGCAACCACATCTTGCGCTCTTCAGGGTTATACATGAGTTGTCCTATGGGCATATAATCATCATGTTTTTCAGGGTTTCTATGGATTACAAATACAGGGGGATTTTGTTTAACGGGTGGAGGCCCAAACTGAGGCATTGAAGAAAGTCCACGACCTTTATCCCGACTGTGATTTTTTTCTTTGTCTTTTTCTTCTTTTTCTTTCTTCTTTTTAAGTCTCTCTTGTTCTTCTAAACGTTCTTTTTTCTTTCTGTTTAAATAAATTATTAACCATGCGCTCATTGGTATTTCATCTCATTATTAAGTCTTTGTTTTATTGCCTGCATTATCCACCGTGTTACAGTGACGTTACGCAGTTTAGCATTACATAAAAGCAATTCATACAAAATGTTGGGTATGTCGAATGATAAACGTTTTCTATTGGGTCTCATAAATAAATCCTTTCTATTGGTTATTTTCAGTTCAACACAAATATTGTTCACGGGCAAATATTAGTTTCCCACCCAACACTATCTGTGATGCACTTAAGTAAATAACATTCACATAAAGAAGGATATAAATATGGCAGTGATTCCATTAAGAAATAATAACTACGGATTTCCCACTCCTTTGAGTGCTTATCCTCCTTTTCCTATTATATCCCAAAGAGTTCCAACCACGCGCGACTTTGCTCAGATTGGTACCGAATGGGTATATGTTCCAGGAAATGCGGTTTATTTCTTGTCTTCAATTGTATCTAACGTTGCTAACTGGGTTAACGTATCTGGTGGAGCAGGTGTATTCACTTCTCTTACCGTAACTCCAGGGCCAATTTCATTGACTGGTACAACAACTATAAATACTACTGGTACCGCATTAACCACTATTGGTTCTGGTACTGCTGGTGCAGTTAGCATTGTATCTCCTGCGTTATCATTAGATTCTTCAGCTGCAGGTACTATTGCTATTGGCCAAACCATTGCAAGTGGTAGTATTTCAGTTGGTAGCACTTTGACTTCAGGCACACTGGCTCTTGGTTCAGCAACCATGACTGGTGCACTTACCATAGGTGGATCAATTTCTGGTCAAACCATTAATATGGGTAACGCTGCAAACACTGGCGCTCAAGTAATTAACATTGCTAATGGTGCTTCAGGTGCTAACTCAACCGTTAACATTCTTTCAGGTGCAGGTACTGCAGGAACTCAAACATTTAACGTTTTAGCTACAGGCGCAACCCGAGCAGGGGTAGTAAATATTGGTACAGGCGGAGCTGCTCACGTAGTTTCCATTGGTTCCAACACAGGTGCAGCATCAACCTTGATCAATGGTGGTACAGGTGGTGTTGAAGTTAGTGCTCCTTTCTTGAGCTTGTTCAATACTGGTTTTGCTTATATTTACCAAGGTTCTGGAGCTCCAGCAAATGGATTGGCTCTACATATTGGTGACTTATATATTAACTCAACTGCTGCTTCAGCGGTAACCAGATTGTACATCGCAACTGGTGTCGGTGCATGGACTAACGTAACCTGTGCGGCATAAGATTTCTTTCCGATTTAACTACTTGGGTTTCTCGTGATAGGATCCCAAGTAGTTAAGTATATTTTAAACCCGTGAAAGGAATTTCATGAACCAATTTGCATACGTTGAATTACCCCACGTCAAGAACGAAAAACTCTACCGTCTTCATGTTCCTTTTGGGGTTCAGTGGAAAGAAGTAAGAGATGCAATGCTTGAAATGGTTGTCGAACTCTCAAAAGATATTGAAGAGATTGATAGACAAGAAAAAGCACGTCTTGAAGAACAAGTAGCAGAAGCTAAACGATTGGCAGAAGCCGCTAAAATTGAAGAAAAAACTAATCCATCTTCCGTAGCAGATGGGGAAATAATCCCACCTGCGGAGTAACTATAATCGGAGAAGTATGGCGCAACAAAGATCTCGAACTCAAGGACTTAACGGCTTACCCTCACTCGCATACGTGGGGGTAATGCCATCAACTCCAATAAATTTTTTCATAAAACAAAGTGCACCTACCACCAATGATTATAGAAATTGCTATGTTGGTGATATGTGGCTTGATAACTCTTCCATGTATGCAGTACCGTCAGTTGCACCAACAGTTTCCAATTTATGGATTCTAGTATCGGTTGCTAATAAAACTGCTGTATGGGTTAATTTTTCTGCTTCAATAGGAACTGTTACAGGATTCTTAACACAAGATGGCAATACAGTAACTCCAACAGCTGGTATTGTTCAGATTGTTGGCGCTAATGGTTTGGTAACTACAGGTACCGTTGGCCCAAATACCATTACTATTACGGCCCAAGGAACTATAGCTCAATCCTTCCCAACTGATTCGGGCACAGCAACTCCCGCAGCAGGAGTTCTAATTATTAGAGCTGGAACTGCAACCGTTGCCACAAACTGTGGATCTACTGTTGAATTTGAAGCAACAGGAAACATAGTAAAACTCGATGTAAGTGATGTCAGCGGTAATACAATTGTCGGAAGAAATTCGGGTAATTTAACTTTAACAGCCACTAACTCAACGGTATTTGGAGCTGGAAGTGCTCAGGCATTAACTTCTTCGCCAAGCAACGTCATCGTGGGCCACGCGAGCGCAACCTCATTAGCGGGTGGAGCAGGACAAAATACAATTGTTGGTAAAAGCGCGGCTCAGTCGTTAGTTTCAGGGACTCAAAATCTGATTTATGGATACCTGGCAGGATCATCTTTGACAGGATCAGAATCAAATAACACTATTATTGGATCGACTGGGGTAGCAGGATCAAGCGGACTTATTCAGTTAGCTATTGGTGCAAACGCATCAACAAATAAAATATTTTTACATAATTATCCTGGATCCGCTGCAGTCAATGGTTCTAATATTTTTCTAGGAGAAGGAGCAGGTAATTTTACTATTGCTTCTACTTCAACAGTAGGGAACATAGGAATTGGCGGAGGCGCTCTTCAGAATCTTACCAGTGGCGTCGGAGGTAATATTGGAATTGGAGATATAGCATTTAATTTCTTAACCACCGGTGTTCAAAATACGGGTGTTGGTAAGGATTGTTTTGCGAGTTCAGGTTTAGGTACTGGTTTAGTGAGTGGTTCTTATAATACTGCTCTTGGTTTTTCAGCAGGTGCTGCATATACGGGTGCTGAGTCATCTAATATATTAATCGGAGCTTCAGTTGGTGGAACAACTGGAGAATCGAATACTCTTCACATTGGACAAGGAACAGGGGTATTTGATGGATATCTTAATAAAAGTTTTATCCA